ATGCTGCAGCTTATTTAACACAACAATGCGGATTAGATTCTTTATACTCAGAAAGTTGTCCTTTATATTGGGATGCTTATGATGATCTCCAATGTACTTTAGATCCTCAATATGGGCCTTTCTGTGCAGGCTACACACAAGAACAATCCGTAGCATATTATACTGAAGAAGAATATTTTGATTATGGATATGATGATGAGGATCAATATGGATATGAAGATGATTCTTATGGATATGATGAGGATCCTTATGCTAACATGGAATTTACAGATGAAGAGTGGTATGCAATAGACCTTGAAGAATTTGGACAAGAACAAGTAGATGAGTGGTACGGTACAGAGGTAGCATTTTCAGAAGAGGGATATATTGAATTTGATT